GCGCACCGGCACGAGAACGGTGGCGGGTGGGTCGCGGATACGGCGCAAGTCGTCGCGAGTGCCTATGTCGGGTCGGATGCGCGGGTCTTCGGCGATGCGCGGGTCTCGGGGACCGCGTGGGTCTACGGAAAGGCGCTGGTCTACGGGGAAGCGCGGGTCCTCGGGGAAGCGTGGGTCTTCGGGAATGCGCGGGTCTTCGGGAAGGCGCAAGTCTTCGAGAAGGCGCGGGTCTTCGGCGATGCGCGGGTCTTCGGGAAGGCGCGGGTCTTCGAGAAGGCGCAAGTCTTCGAGAAGGCGCGGGTCCTCGGCGATGCGCAAGTCTTCGAGAAGGCGCGGGTCTACGGGAAGGCGTTGGTCTTCGGCGGTGCGCTGGTCCTCGGGGAAGCGCGGGTCTTCGGGAATGCGCGGGTCCTCGGGGAAGCGCGGGTCCTCGGCGATGCGCTGGTCTCCGGGGACGCGCGGGTCCTCGGCGATGCGTGGGTCCTCGGCGATGCGTGGGTCTCGGGGGACGCGCAGGTCTTCGAGAAGAGCGAAGGAGAGTCCCCATGAGCACCTTTGATTTTGGCGACGGCCCGGTCCCGGCGCACCGGCACGAGAACGGTGGCGGGTGGGTCGCGGATACGGCGCAAGTCGTCGCGAGTGCCTATGTCGGGTCGGATGCGCGGGTCTTCGGCGATGCGCGGGTCTCGGGGACCGCGTGGGTCTACGAAAAGGCGCTGGTCTACGGGGAAGCGCGGGTCCTCGGGGAAGCGTGGGTCTTCGGGAATGCGCGGGTCTACGGGAAGGCGCAAGTCTTCGAGAAGGCGCGGGTCCTCGGCGATGCGCGGGTCTTCGGGAAGGCGCAAGTCTTCGGCGATGCGCGGGTCCTCGGGGAAGCGTGGGTCCTCGAGCATGCGCGGGTCTTCGGCGATGCGCTGGTCTCAGAGACCGCGCGGGTCCTCGGCGATGCGTGGGTCTCGGGGGACGCGCGGGTCTCCGGGACCGCGTGGGTCTTCAGATGAGCATTTCCGGCGGATGTGTGTCGAAATGACACACAATGTGTGTCGAAATGACACACAATGTGTGTCGAAATGACACACAATGTGTGTCGAAATGACACACAGACCCCCGTAACCTTCGGCGATTTCACTATTCGCGAAAGGCGAAAATGTCTAAAAAATACATAGGGGTTGTCAGGCATCACACCCCCCGGCGGATGTGTGTCGAAATGACACACAATGTGTGTCGAAATGACACACAGACCCCCGTAACCTTCGGCGATTTCACTATTCGCGAAAGGCGAAAATGTCTAAAAAATACATAGGGGTTGTCAGGCATCACACCCCCCGGCGGATGTGTGTCGAAATGACACACAATGTGTGTCGAAATGACACACAATGTGTGTCGAAATGACACACAGACCCCCGTAACCTTCGGCGATTTCACTATTCGCGAAAGGCGAAAATGCCTAAAAAATACATAGGGGTTGTCAGGCATCACACCCCCCGGGGGCTCTTGACAACACGTGACATCCGCTCCACCATTCACCCGCCGGATCGACGTGACACGCTCACGGCCCTCCGAACGCTGAGACGGGTAACCGCGATGCGGCTTCATCAGATATCCCGGGTGCCGCTTCTGCGAACCCTGCGGGCGCTGGAAGACGCCGAACGACTGGGGTTGGTGCTCGGAAGCTATTCCAGCCGGGGCGAACGGCTGTTTACCCTCACACAGGAAGGACGGGCCACCGGATGCTAACGCTTTCGGGCAGGTTGGTGCTCCCGGATAACGATGTGGCCCCGAGCCTAGCGGATATCGCCGTGGGGCTGGGACGCACACCGCGCTTCGGCGGGCAGACCAAGGTATGGTGGAGCGTGCTGCATCACAGTTTTGTCTGCGAGCGGCTGGCGGCGGAGTTCGCCCCGTGTCGAACGCCGCGTGAACGGCTGGAGCTGCGCCAATACGCGCTCCTGCACGACGCGCACGAAGCGGTGACGGGGGACGTGGTGACGCCATGGAAGACCGGGGAAATCCGGGAAGCGCAGGAGGCGCTGGACACCAGAATTTTTCGGGAGGTTGTCCGTCACGACCCCCGGGGGGAGCGCACCCGCGTATGGATGGGGGAGATCGACCGGCGGGCGCTGGTGGCGGAGAGCTGGGTCGTCGGCCCACCCGGCTTGAATAGGGTGTTGAATGAGACGCCGCTCCCGGGGGATATACACGCCGTGCAGCGCGTGATGCAGAGCTTCCCGGAGTGGGGGGATACGCTGGCACCGGAGGGCCGGGCGGAGACGGTGTTCTGCCAGCATGTGCGCGCGCTGGATGTCCTGCTGGAGACGGTGGGCATATGAGCCTGCGACCCTTTCAGCGGGATCATGTCCGGGGGGTGCTGTCCGGGCGGGGCGCGATACCGCGGAAGTCTCTCGCGGAGATGCACACCTACCTCGCCGCCTGTTGTGAGAGTGGGTTCGCGGCGAACATCCACGCCGACTTGGCGGAGCTGTACGGCGGGACGCGCCCGGATATGGGCACCCCGTCCTTGGAAGAGGAGGATGTTCTATGAGTGGATTCTGGATCATGGTGGGGCTGTTGGGTCTCGCGCATGGTATCGAGCGCGGCCTGACGGACCTTGCCCGGGCCATCGTTCGGAGAGGGTCGTGAATACGGCGCGATTCGCCTACGCCCTCGTGGACGTGACTACCAAAAATATCGAGGTCTCGTCCATCCGGGGGACCCGGGGGGAGGTCCGTCGGCTTCTCCCGGACTACCCGGACGGCGCGTTCTCGGTGGAGCGCGTCAAGATTCGCAGTCAGCATGAGTGAGTTATTCCACGAACACGAATGAGTTATACCAATCGTACACCAAGAAAGTGGAGGGCGCGTATGTCGGACACAGGGATGGACGGAGTGATCGAGGGGGGCATCGTCGGTGAGTTCGGGGGCATCGGAGAACCGCGGGCGATTCCACAGGCGGATGGTGGGTTCGGGGAGGTGGCGGACATCGTCACGCTCGTCTCACGGTACTGGTCGAGTCCCGAGAACACCCCGGGCACGGCGCTTCACGCTCTGTTGGCGGACCTGAACGCGCTCCGTGCGTCCCTCTAGCTGCAAGGCGAAGGGTCGACGATTTCAGCAGGAACTGGCGGCGGCGATCGTCAGCGCCTGCGGGCTCACCGCCGATGATGTGACCAGTCGGAGCAGTGGCGCGGCGGGGACGGACTTGCTGTTGTCCCCGGCCGCGCGGGCGGTCTTCCCCTACGCGGTGGAGGCGAAGAACGTCGAGTCGTTGAATGTGTGGGCCGCGTTTACTCAAGCGGCGGCGAATGGAACGAAGACCCGCCTGACGCCGCTCCTGTGCATCCGGCGGAACAAGCAGGAACCGTTAGTCATCTTGCGGCTACCGGACTTTCTCGCCCTCGTGGCGGAACGGGGTGTCCTATGAATGAACAGGTACCGACCAAGTGGGACCTGCGGTTCCTCGCGATGGCGGAGCACGTCGCCCGATGGTCGAAGGACCCCTCGACTCAGGTCGGGGCGGTCATCGTGGACGCCAAGCGCCGGGTCCGCTCGTTGGGGTTCAATGGCTTCCCGCGGGGCGTGGAGGACATCGAGGCGCTGTACGAGAACCGGGAAGAGAAGCTGGCCCGCGTTATCCACGCCGAGATGAACGCCGTTCTCTTCCTGTACGGCCCGGTCCCCGGGGGCGCGACTCTCTACACGTGGCCCTTTGGCCCCTGTAGCCGATGTGCGGTCCATATGATTCAGGGCGGCATCCGCCGGTACGTGTTCCCTCAGCCGACCGTCGAGGCGTGGACCCGGTGGGGAGAGGAGCTGTCCCGTACGGCGGAGCTGTTGACGGAGGTCGGGGCGGAGGTGGTCGTCGTGCCGCCGTCACTCTATCCGGGTCCGACGTGGCTACCGAAGCCGGAGCCGAAGCCGGAGCCGAAGCCGGAGCCGGCGACGATGGGTTTCCCGACGGGCAACGGCAAGCTGTACTGCACCCTGCATCACGACTACCGTACCGGGTGCGGATGCCCGCCCCCGTAAGTCTCAACCTCGGATTGTTCGAGGAGGTCTACCGCCCGCTGGAGGAGACGGTGGATGAAGCGGCGGCGCGGGAGAGGTGGGCGCGGTACGCGGACGCACCGACGACGGCGCCGGAGTTCCCGCCGTTAGTCACCCCGACGGAAGCCGAGCTGCGCGGCGCTCTCGCGGACTACGCGGCGTCCTGTGGTCTGCTTGGCGCCGCGCAAACGGTACGGCGGTATGGGGGCGCGACGGTGTCGACACTGACGGACGAAGGACGGCGGTTCCTGTATTGGGAACTGACGCAGACCCTGATCGAAGAGGTATTATGAAACGTACCCGACCGATTGTCGTTCGGGGCAAGCTCTGCTCCACCTGTACCCGGGATAGTTGGGTTCATCTGGGGGGGAACCGCTGGTTATGCACGGTTTGTTCCGTGGGAAAATCAGCGCGGTGGCGGGTGAAGAAGGGCATCGCCTACGATCTGCTGGCCGGTGCCCGTCAACGGGCGAGGAAAAGCGGTGTCCCCTGTACGATTCGGTTCGAGGACATCCATATCCCGGCGTTCTGCCCGGCGCTGGGAATCGCGCTGGACCCCGAGTACGGGACACGGAAGAATAGTTGGACGTCCCCGAGTCTCGATCAGATCATCCCGGGCATGGGGTATGTGGTCGGGAATATCGCGGTCATTTCCCGGAGGGCGAATACCCTAAAAAATTCCGCGACTTGCGCGGAGCTGGCCGCGGTGCTACAGTACATGCGCGACAGACAACCCTAACACATCTGGAAGAGGAACCCCTATGATTTTTACGATTCAGCTGAACACGGACGACCCGGGCGTCGGCGAGGTATTCGCGAGGTTGGGCCGGGCGTTTTCCCCGGAGACGAAGGGCGTGTCGAATGTGGCGAAGGTCGTCCGCAAGGCCAATGCCTCGACCGAAGTTCCGGGCGGTGAGCCGGTGGAAGAGGTGGGGACCCCCGCCCCGCTCCTGCCCAAGCCGGAGGTCGTCGTCACGCCGGTCGTGACGCCGGTCGCGCTCTCCCCGGTACCGGGGGTGACGGAGGGGGAGATGAAGCAGTTGGTGTCCACCTACCACGCGCGTTTCGGGCTGGTGCAGTTCAAGGCGCGGCTGGCGGTGGAGGGTGCGAAGCGTGTCAGCGAGCTGACGCCAGACAAGCAGGCTGTGTTTTACGCCGCTCGGATGGCCGAGTTGGCCGCCCCCGCGCCGGGTCTCTAGATGGCGTCAACACGCGCGCATGCGGCGCTCGGGGCGTCCAGCGCGGACCGCTGGATGAATTGCCCGGCGTCGAATCGGTTGTCGGAAGGGATTCCGGGCACCGGGGACACGGACTACAGCCGGGAGGGCACCAGCGCGCACAAGGTGCTGGAGATGGCCCTGACACGCCACCTTGACGCGGGTACGTGGCTCGACGCCACGATCGAGGGCGTACTCGTGACGGAGAACATGACCGAGGCGGTGCAGGTCTGCGTGGACTACGTCCGGGACCTGATAGCCACGCATCCCGGCGCGGTCCTGCATGTGGAGCAGCCGATTTCTCTCGCGGCGCTCAACCCGCCCGCGGATATGTTCGGCACGGCGGATATCGTGATCTTCGCCCCGGTCGAGCGGACGCTGTTCGTGGTGGACTACAAGCACGGGCAGGGCTACGCGGTCAAGGCGGTGGGCAATCCGCAACTGCGGTACTATGGTCTCGGGTCGCTCATCGCGATCGAGAAGACGGTTGGGACCGGGCGGCTGGACACGATCGAGCTGACGATCGTCCAGCCCCGGGCGGTACACGGCGACGGGATCATCCGGTCGGAGCACTTGTCCTACCGCGATCTGGCGAATTTCGCGGATGACATTCTGGACGCCGCGCATCGGACGCTGGACCCCAAGGCGCAGCCGAAGACGGGTTCGCATTGCCGGTGGTGCCGGGCGCAGGCGATCTGCCCGGCGCAGAAGTCCCTCGCGGCGGCGACGGCGCAGATGGATTTCTCGGAGGAAACGCCCCCACCGGATGTCGAGACCCTGACGATGGATCAGTTGATCGGCATTTACGACAAGGCGACGATCATCAAGGCGTGGCTCAAGGCCGTGGAAGATAAGTTGTTCGGGGAGCTGAACGCCGGTCGACCCGTGGCGGGGTACAAGCTGGTGGAGAAGCGGGCGATGCGGAAGTGGGTCGAGAATGAAACACTGGTACGCGCCCGGTTGGAAGAGGAGGGAATCGCTCCGGCTGACTATCTGGAGACCTCCTTGAAGAGCCCGCCACAGGTCGAGAAGTTCGTGGGCAAGAAGCCCTTCATGGCCTTGGCGGATGTGGTCGAGAAGAAGTCCAGCGGCGTCCTCCTTGCTCCCTTCGCCGATAGCCGCCCGGCCGCGCCAGTGGGAGCGCAGAACGAATTCAACGCGGATGACTGATCTGCGGAAAGACGGAACCGTATGGCGAGCGAGAAGCTGAAGACCCCGGTGGGCGTTCTGAGTTACCCGCATCTGTTCGAGCCGGTGGCGGGGGAAGACGGGGGCAAGAAGAAGTATTCGATGGCGCTGGTGCTGGGGGAAGAGGCGCAGGCGACGGTGCTCTTCAGGGAGTTGAAGGCCGCGGCCAAGGCGCTCGGTGTCGTCAAGTGGGGCGACAAGTTCGAGGCGATGGTGCTGGCGGATCAGCTCCATTGGCCCTTCAAGAAGGACAAGGCGGGGAAGTACCCGTCGGTTCCGAATGCGATCGTCATGAATTTCCGGAGCGATACGCCGCCGGGTCTGGTATCCCGCCGCAAGCAGGTCAGCGGACCGGACATCGGCAAGCCGACGATCATCACGGAGGCCATGCAGATCACCGGGCAGGAGGATGAGATGTATCCCGGCTGTCTGGTGCAGGTCGTCGTCTCTCCGTTCGTCTTCGATAAGGGGATGAAGAAGGGAGTCAGCTTCGGGCTGAACAACGTCCAGAAGACTGGCGAGGGCGCGCGCATCGACGGCAAGCGCGCCGCGACGGATGACTTCGAGGCGGACCTGACGGAGGCACCCGTGTCGCTGGACGACCTGCTGTAGTAAATGGAGGTATCCCGCATAGCGGGGTATCGCCGGGGTGAAGTGTAGGCCGTTCCCATGCTTCGTGCGCTGGGGTAGCTCAATAGGCGGAGCACCGGTTTCGTAAACCGGAGGTTGCGGGTTCAACCCCCGCCCCCAGCGTTATGACCATATGTTCGTTAGACTTCGAGACTCGTTCCGCGTTCCCTCTCCGCTCCGGTGGTGTCTACCCCTACGCGGAGCACGAGACGACGGATATCCTCTGCTTCGCGTGGGCGTTCGATGACGAGGCGCCCGCGCTCTGGCAGCCCGGCGATCCGTTCCCCGCCCGCCTCACGGCGCATATCGGGGCGGGCGGGGAGATGCGGGCGTGGAACGCGCAATTCGAGCGCGTGCTCTGGCGTGTCGGCGTGCGGAAGTATGATTTCCCGCTCTGTCCGGACGCCCTGTGGCAGGACACCGCGGCGGAAGCGGCGGCGATGGCCCTGCCCCGGGGGCTCGGGGATTGCGCGGTCGTGCTTGGCGTGTCCTCCCAGAAGGACCGGGATGGCCATGCGCTCATGATGCGGATGTGCAAGCCGCGCGCCCCCCGGAAAGGGGAGGACCCCGAGGGGATGTATTGGGCGGACTCCCCGGAATTCCGCGCCCGGCTCGGGGTCTACTGCCAAACTGACGTGGTGACCGAACGCACGATCTACCACGCGGTCCGCCGGTTGGACCGGCACGAGCATCGGGTCTTCCGGCTGGATCAGGTGATTAACGATCGGGGTATTCGGGTAGACCGGCCCCTGATCGTGGCCGCGCAAACGATCGCGGACCAAGGACTGCGACTCGCCGCGAAGACCCTGTACCGCTTGACGGGGGGCCGGGTGGAAGGACCGACGAAAGTCGCCGCGATGAAGGAGTGGCTGGCCCGGCAGGGGCTGACGGTCGAGAGTCTCGCGAAGAAGCCGCTGGCGGATTTACTGGAGACGGAGCTATCGGATTCCGTGCGCGCGGTCCTGGAAACCCGGGCGGAGACGGCTAAGTCCAGTGTCGCGAAACTCAAGTCCATGCTGGCCTGCGCGGGCGCGGACGACCGGATGCGCGGACTACTGCTCTACTGCGGCGCGGGCACCGGCCGGTGGTCCGGCCGTCTGGCGCAACCGCATAACTATCCCCGTCCGACCCTCGACGCGGAACTGTTTATCGACGACGTGCTGCGCGGGGACTACGACGCGCTGGACGTGCTTCATTCCCCGCTGGAAGTCATCAGTTCGATGCTGCGCTCCTGTCTGGTGGCGTCGCCCGGTCACCGATTCATCGCGGCGGACTACGCCGGCGTCGAAGCCCGGATCACGAATTGGTTGAGCGGGCAGTGGGACATCGTGCGGAAGTTCGCCCGGAATGAAGACGTGTACATGTACAACGCGCTGCGGATGGCGGAGATGCAGGGGACGCCACTCCCGGCGGGGGCGGACAAGAAGACGCACAATTTCGAGCGTCAGGGCGGGAAGGCGGTCGAGCTGGGGGCGGGGTTTCAGATGGGTCCACCCAAGTTCCAGACCACGGCGGACACGATGTTCGGCCTGAAGATATCGCTGGAGCAGGCGAAGGAATTCATCAAGTTCTATCGCACCTCGCACCCCGCGGTCGTACAGATGTGGCGCGACATGAATGACGCCGCGAAGTCCGCCGTGCGTGAGCCCGGGACCACGCAGTGGGTCGGGGCCGGCGCCAAGATCGCCTTCACGCATCGCGGCGGCTACCTGTGGATGATTCTGCCGTCGAAACGCCCGCTCTGCTACACCCGGCCCCGGCTGGAGATGCGGGAAGCGCCGTGGAGCACGGAGGAGCGCCCGCAATACGTCGAGTCGGTCGTCGCATGGGGCGTCGAGAGCACGACGCGCCGGTGGCAGGAATTTCACCTGTACGGCGGGCTGTTGCTGGAGAACGCCGTGCAAGCCGTCGCGCGGGACCTGATGGCGGACGGCATGTTGCGGGTGGAAGCCGCCGGGTATCCGGTCGTGCTGACGGTGCATGACGAAGTGCTCGCGGATGTCCCGGAGGGCGTCGGGTCGGTCGCGGACTTTGAGCGTCTGCTGGTGGAGCTGCCGGCGTGGGCGCGTGGGGAGGAGTCCGGCGTCCCCTGCCCTATTGCGGCGGAGGGTTGGGAGGGACTACGTTACCGGAAATGACCGCTCTCAGGAAAGGACGTATCATGGCGAAATCCCGCGGGTTCCCGCTCAAGGCGGCGCTGGCGCAGAAAGCCTTTGAGACCTGTTGGGCCTCGCTCTCGGATCGCCGCAAGGCGTTGATCCGGGAGAAGGCGGACGAATGGAACTACACCCTGAAGAATGTGCTGGACCGCTGGCCCGCGTACCGCGTGGAGGTCAGATGAGATGGTTGCGGAAGGTCATCGCGCTCTTCTTCGTCCTCGTCATCATCATGCCATGCGAGCTGCTCGCGTTCCTCGTGGATTGGTCCACGCACTACGAACTGAGCAATATCATGGATCGTCTGGACCTGTGGATGCGGGTTCCCCGCTGGCCGGGGGATAAGGACGACGATCAGTTCCCGCCGCGCTTCTCATGACTCCGGCGGAACAGCTCTACACCCTCGGCTATACGCCGTTGGTGTCCGTCATCCCCCCGAGCGCCGCGCTGTCCCCCGGCTCGACGATCACCACGAGTCAACTCGGGAAGACCCCCGGTCGCAAGCTCGCGAACGGGACGTGGGCGGGCTATGGCTGGCTCAAGCACGAGACCACGCTGAATGATGTGAAGCAATGGGCGCAGGATGGCGCGAATCTCGGACTCCTCGCGGCGACATTCCCCGCCGTGGATATCGACTGCATGGATGTGGCGCTCGCCCGGGAGATCGGACTGCTCGCGCAGCGTATCCTCGGCCCCGCGCCCGTGCGAACCGGGCAGGCGCCGAAGAGCCTGTTGGCCTACCGGCTCACGGGGGACCCCTTCGCCCGAATGGCGTTGCTGGTATACCCGGAGGGGAAATCGCCGGACCCGAATGTCCGGGCGCCCTGCCACCTGATTGAGGTGCTCGGCGCGGGCCGGCAGTACCTGATCCATGGCACGCATCCCAGCGGGTCCCCCTATGTCTGGGACCGCCCCCTGCCGCCGGCGGACGAATTGACGGCGCTATCGAAGGAACAGGTCGAGCATTTCTTCACCGAAGTCGCCGACCTGCTGGAGCTGTTGCCGGGATGCGTGGTCGAGCGCATCGGGGACGGCGCGCTTCGAGCCGCGCGGACGGGGCCGCAGGCCGGGCTGGTGGCGCCGTCACTGGAGGCGTTGACGGAGGCGGTGCGTCTGATTCCGAACGACGGGGAGGTCGTCCGGGAGCAGTACATCAAGATCGGCTACGCTATCCGCGCCGCGTGGCCGGAGGATGAGGAGGACGCCTATACCATCTTCGCCCGGTGGGCCGGGTCGCATACCGGGAGCGAACGGGTAACGGGGAATCCGGAGACGTGGCGGGCGGACTTCCGACGCATGCGACCCCCCTATAGCGTCGGCTATGGCTGGCTGGCGGAGATCGCCCGGCGGTGGGGATATAGCGACGCTCAATTGGACTTTGAGGCGCTGGACGAGGCGCGGGAGGCCAAGGCGGAGGAGGAAAGCGGGTCCGCGCGACTCTCCGATCAGTGGTGCGCCCATCGGGTGATCGCGGAGCAGGGGTCCCTCCTGCGCTTTGTGGCGGCGGAAGAGCGGTGGTATGTTTGGAGCGGGGGCCGGTGGGTCCCGGACGCGGTCAACCTCGCGCAGCACATGGTGGACGGAACGCTCGGTCGGCTCTCCGCGTGGATGGCCCGGCAGGGGTCAACACCGGCGGAGCAGAAGGAGGCGCTGACACAGGCGCGGCGGCTGGCCTCGGCCTATGCCCGGGACTCCGTCCTGAAGATCGTACAAGCCGATCCCCGAGTGGTGATCCGGCCGGAAGCGTTCGACGCCGACCCGTGGGCTCTGAATACCCCGGCCGGGGTACTGGACCTGACGACCGGGATGATGCACGCCCACACCGCGGACACGCTCTGCTCGAAGATGACACGCATCGCGCCGGATGACACGATGGCCTGTCCGGAGTGGTTGCGCTTCCTCGACGAGGCTACGCTGCATGATGTCGACCTGATGACCTACCTGCAACGCCTCTCCGGGTACTGTCTTACGGGGGTGGTGACAGAGCAGGTTTTCGCGATGATCTGGGGACCGGGGGGTAACGGCAAGAGCGTTTTCCTGAATACCCTCGCGCATATCCTCGGCACCTACGCCCGAACGTCCCCGATGGACACCTTCACCGCCTCGGGGAACGATCGGCACCCAACGGAACTCGCGATGCTGATGGGCGCGCGTATGGTGAGCGCCAACGAAACACAGGCCGGTCGGCGGTGGGATGAAGCCCGGGTTAAGGGTCTGACGGGCGGGGACGCGGTGACCGCGCGCTTCATGCGTCAGGATTTTTTCACGTTCCTGCCAACCTTCAAGCTGATATTCGTCGGGAATCACAAGCCGGAATTGCAGGTCGTCGATCGCGCGATGCAGCGCAGGATTCACGTCGTGCCGTTCGTGGTGACCCCCCTACGTGTCGATCCGGAGCTATCGGCCAAGCTGCGCGGGGAAGCCCCGGCCATACTGGCGTGGGCGGTGCGGGGTTGCTTGCGGTGGCAGCGGGAGGGACTGGCCGCGCCGGCGGTAGTGACGGCGGCGACACAGGATTACTTTACCGAACAGGATGCCATCGGGCGCTGGCTGGAGGAGTCCACCCGGGAAGCCCCGAATCATTTCCATACTAGTGAAGAGCTGTTCGAGAGTTGGCGGGAATGGGCGGGACGGAATGGGGAGTACACCGGAAAGATGCGGGCCTTCGTGCAGCGTGTCGCCGCCAGGAAAATCCCCCGGTCCAAGGACGCGAAGACGCGGCGGCACGGCTTTGAGGGACTCTCGATTATGAACCTTCATCACTTCGAGACGGAGAACTAACGTGACACTCTCCCCGGTTCTTCCCACGGGAGCGCGGGAACGAAAGGACACCCCACTCGTGAGCGGGGTCCTCGATTACTTCCCCGCCGCGCTGGCGGAAATCGCCCGCGTCTCCAAGGCGGGCAGTGACCAGCACAACCCCGGTCAGCCGCTGCATTGGTCGCGGGGCAAGTCGATGGACCACGCGGACTGTCTGCTCCGGCATCTGGTGGAACGGGGGACGCTCGACGGCGATGGTCTGCGACATACCGCGAAGGTCGCATGGCGGGCGCTGGCGCTGCTGCAGATGGAACTGGAAACCGCCGGGGCGTCCGTCGCTCGTGGAGCGTCGGTGCCACAGGTTGATGTGACAACGCCACGGGATACGCCGGGAATTCCGGCGCAATTACACCTCTCCGCCGTGTGGTGACAGGTGGTACGCGCCTTGCATTCGGATTGGGGGGATACCCCCACAGGGAGAACATGTGACCAGAGCGGATGAGATGAAGCCGACCCGTCGTTTGGTCGTGGATGGGTTCGGCGCGGAAAGGACGGAGGCGGTGAGTCGTATCGCGCTGGACCCAGAGGAGGAAGAAGTGCACGAGCTGGATTTCGGGGAGGACCGGGTGAGTCTGATCTGTCCGGAATGCGATCGGCTGCTGGTGGGCTATCGGTCAGATGTGCGTCCTCGGTGCCCGCAGTGCGGCCGATCTTCAAAGCAATTGGGGCTCATATGAGCGAGCGCTCTCTGTTGGACACCTGCTGGCGCGTCTACGCGATCACGTTGACGCTCCTCGGAACGGCGATGTGGGCGACACGGGAGGACCCGCGAGCCCCGCCGGCGGAAACGCTGAACGCCGCTCACCTGCGGCTGCGTCAGTGCGCGACCGGGTTCCTTGGTGCCCGACTGCGGCGCCTCGACCGTATCGTCTGGCGGGCGCTCCCGGATTCCGCCATCGCGATCCGGGCGCGGGTGGCGCTTCCGGATACGATCTATCTACATCCGGCATGGCGGGCGGACGAGTGGACCGTCGCGCATGAGATGCTGCATATCGCGATCGGTCGGCCCGGGCACCCCGACGTTCCGTTCCTTGTCTGTGGCCTCATGCGGCCGGAGCGCTAAATGCCCTACCGGGAGAGTCGTCGACTGGTGGGCGTGCAAGCGAAAGCCCACGCGCAGGGGATGCGGGTTGAGAAGATCGTGCTGATGCCGAACCGGGTCACGCGCTACGCGATCTTCCGGGAGGGCTCGCTGGCGCACGCGCTCTCCGCGGTGTTTTGGAACCGGCTAGTGGACCTCGACGCGGCCTTGACTCCCGTCCTTGGCCGCGACGATACCCCCGATCCCCAGCGCGGGGATTCCGTACTTCAGGAGTTTCTTCCGGGCTTCGACGTTTAGCTCAACCCCGGCGAACCCTCCGCCGCCGTCCTCGACGAGGGGGATATTCAGCCAGCGGAAAATACGCTTGACGGCTTTCGGAACTTCCTGATCGTAGGTGATGGTCGCCGCCGCGAAGGGCAGGCCAGCCTCCCGCCCCCGATTCTTCCCGCTCACCCACTGGAAGGTGTTCACGCCCTCATCCGCCGCCTGCATCAGCGACGCTCCCACGGAAAGCTGTACCCACCGGTTATCGTCAACCAACGCGCTCATCGACGGGTCGTCAGCGGCCGCGGAGCCGGCGCGGTGGCGCGCCTGCCCGAGATCGCTTTGCGCTTCGATCATCAGATAGGTCTCCCCTTGGTCATGCAGCTCTCCCCGGGCGTGGGCCACGGAGCCTCGGTCGCTAAAGTGCGATCCCGACCTCCCGAGGTTCGTATGGGTTATGATGATTTCCCGGTACGGAGCGTCGTCCTCGACGCGCTGATGGCCCTCATATTCCGTGTCATTGCGGGTCGCGCCGCCGCCGCCGCCGCCAGTGTCTTCTTCCAATCTCACACGCGCTTCGTCCATAAAGTCATCGGCCACCATCTCCTCCTTCAGGATCAGGTCCGTCGCGCGGGATTGATACTCTTCCGCGCGCCGCATCTCCCGTACGATGTCGGTCTTTTCCCTCTCCGTGAGGATGCTCCGTATCGACCGGTTACCCTCCGTCTGTAGAGGAAGTTGCTGGGGGTCGTCGAACGCGCCCCCCTCATGGAGGACGCGCGTCAGGAGGTCCTCGATAGCGGGCCACCGGTCTTCCTCGCGGAATGTCGTCAACTCGTCACGAGTATACGCCTTCCGCAGGTCTTTCGGAAACGCCTCCTCCCACGGGAAGGAGTCCGCGGCTCCCCGCCCTAACGCGGAATCAATAACCGTTCGTACGCGGTTGAGATTCCCCTCCCGGAGGCCCACATTATCCGTTATCTGCCACTCGGTCTCCTCATTCGCGGTTGACGCGAGGTACTCCGCTTCGCGTCCAACGCTCTTCTCCGTCACCGGCTGGCCCGCGTGGGTCTGGACTTGGCGGTGTAACTCCGCCGCGGGGTAGTGTTCCTCGAAAATCAGATCGGCCTCTCGCGCGGTATACTTCTTCAGCGCGGTCCGGGGGGTTCCCTTGACGAGGTCCGCGAGGTCTCCGTTGTACTCTGGAACCGTGTCGTATAGCGCGCGCAGTTCGGCCTGGGGAACGTCCGGGTGCTTGCTCAACTGGTCCATCCAGTCTGGCAACGTGAAGGACTTCCCCATCCACTTATTCTCGAAGAGGAGCACGTCGGAGACGCGCGAGCGAAAGCCACCCCGGAAGGGCTCTTCGACATTGCCCGGCTTCTTGGTTTCCTGAAGCGCCTTGACGCTCGTGACGGCGTCCCCCGCGACGGTGGGTTGTGGCGCGGGATTCTTCGGGATGATCCGGAAGGTCCCGTCCGCCAGCCGCTGCATCTGCGCCGGGCTCGTTGTCGTCTTCATGAACGCGATGGCCTCTTCGCGAGTCAGTCCCTCGGCGAGTGACGCGGCCTTGCCGGGCACGCGATCGGGGAACAACGATCCCCGGGTATCCCCGAGTACCTTGCCGAGGGTTTCCCCGATCTTCGACAGCGTCGACGACCCGCCCCGTACCGGCGTCTTGTCGAGCAGGACGGCGGATTGCTTGAACTTCGAGCCCTTCAGTTCCGGCTGGGTATACCCCGTGTAACCCGCCTTCCGCAACGCCCGGCGGAAGGTCGCGTCATCCGCGCCCCGGCCCACCGTATTCGCGGCGATGCCTTCCGCGTCCGCGGTGACATCGTAGAGCGCCGCCCGCACGGTGGAGGTGTATCGATGCTTGCCTGCGAAGGCGTCCTCAATCCGGCCGGGGGTATCCTCAAGGAAAACGTGGACACCTTTGATGCCGCGCGCTCGCTCACGACCGGGGACCGGACCGGTGCCACTCTTCGCCGGATCGAGGACCGAGAGATCGTCCCGGGGGGAGTAGTGCGAAACCTCGATGGTCCGCATCTTCGGCGCGTTGGGGAGCCGGACCGCGCCGGACTCACTGCGGAGGCTCGGGCCGGGCGCGGGGGGTGACACCGGGATATCGCCTTGGTAGACGCCGTCGACGATATGGCCGATGGCCTGTTCCCCTCGCGCGTGCCCGAGCGCGTTCGCCCTCTTTGGATGGGTGACGTGATCCGAGATATTGATTTCGGTCGCGCCTGTTTTCGGGTCCGTCCACTTCCCCATCAGCCGGCCGTCGTGTATCGCGGACTGGACATCCGGCCGGCGCAGGTACGCGGAGATTTCTTCCGGGGACGTGAGCGGGACCGGCGTCGTCAAGGCGGGGTCCGCCACAAAGTAGCCGGTGCCTTTGAACGGTTCACCGGTCGGATGTAGCGTCGCCCCTTCCGGCTGCTGTAGCGCGGAGACCAGACGCTCATGGTGGAGTTCTTTGACAGCGTCGGTGTAGCGATCCCGAGCGACCTGGTGCATCTCCGGAGAGACGATGTCTTCTCCCGCCGGGTCGGATATCCGCTCGTCCTCGATGCGCGCCAGTCCCCGGTAGGCGTTATCCACCTCCCGCTCGACCGGGTTCATCTCCTCCCGCAGTTTCTGGATGGGATGCACCGGCAGGGGCCGATGCGCCAGCGGTCCAATCGCCCGTGCGGGTTCCGCCTGCGCGGCGCGGTCCAGCGCCTTCGCGAAGGCGTCATGATAGGGCGTCCGGCCGATCGCGACGGCGCCCCCACGCACGCCCGGAGCCAACCACGCGGTTACACCCTCGATCCCCTTAACCGCCATCGGCCCCAAGAGGTTACCCGCGATCTCAAACGGCAGGGACTTTTCGTCATATCCCGCGGCCGTTCGCAACCGCGTGTTTAGCGCGTCAGTCAGGGGGAAGGGGTCTCCTAGTACGTCGTGTTTCGTTCCTCCGGTGCTGTTCTCCAGCCCCAATGAGGCGAACCGCAGAGCATCCAGCACCAGCGGGGGGATATCCAATAAATTCTGCGCCATTCCCGTCGCGAAAGCCGCGCCGGTCTGCCCCAGCGTCGGCGGAGCGACCCCGGGGCCGAACCCGGCCGCTCGCTCCGGCGGGGTGAACGGTTCGGGACCCGGAGGGAGATTCAGCGCGTCCCGAAAGGCCCGGATCAGATCATCCGGCGTCCATGCGGGGGGACCCGCGAATCCGTGGCGGGGAGGGCGGGGGCCGGTCATCGCGGCGCGCGCTGGAGACGGTGGACCTGTTCCCCCGCGCCCGTGCCGAGCAACCGCACACCGGTCGTGCGCGTCACATCCCTCTGGAGCAGGGACCGTCGCGTCGCCTCAATCTCCGCGAGCACGGCTCGCATCTCCGGCGATCCGGACCGGGCCAGCAGACGCGGTCCCATTTCCGTCGCGATCCGCTCATCCCGCCCGGCGGTCGCGAGGTTCTTAAAGAACGCCGCGAGACTCGTCGGCATATCGTCACCGTGCCCGAACATTTCCTTCGCCACCGCGGACCGGTTCGCCGTCTTCGACCCCGCGAGGGACTCGAAGCTCCGGCGGAACATCTGCTCCACGTCCGCCCCGGCGAGGAATTTATCCATCTCCGCCGTCGAGCCGAATAGCGCCCGGAGGTGTGGCTCAATGGTATCCTTGCCACGCCGCAGACTCTGCCGAAACGCATTCGCTTCCGGGGAGAGAGCCTGCAGTTTGGCGACATAATCGTCCAACGCGGCCATGCGGTAGGCGCTTCGGGAGTTCGGCGAGAGCTTCGCGAGGGCCGATGTGATATCACGGGGGTCTTGACGCATCGCCGTGGCGCCCTGCTCGAACGCCTTCACCATCTCCATCGTGCGCGCGTAACCCCGGTTGACGGCCTTGAAGCCGGGCATCGCCTGCTCCATACCATTCTCCAGCGCCCGCGCGGCGGTCACCTGCTTGACCGCGAGGTCCTGTCCTCCGGCCGTGGCGAAGTTCGCGGACGCTTTCGACTTCAACTTCTGGAGCACCGCCTGCATGGTCCGGAAGGAGGTCGACTGTCCCTCGTGGTACGCCATCGACTGATAGACCCCACTGGTGATGGGGTCCGTCAGCGCCTCAAACATCGGCGCGGTCTGGTCGTTCATCGTCAGCACGTCGTAACTTTTCTCCAGCGGCCGGTAGAGCCGCTCCGCGATCGGGCGCGTTTCCGTCTTGAGAAACGCCTGCGCTTCCTTGACATCGACGAACCGACTCGCGTCGGGAGCGTTCCGCGGCGCGCCCACCGCGGCGTCCGTCAAGTCCGACGCGAGTCGGGTATCCGCGCCGGCGTTACGGTTCATCAGGAGGTCCGACGTGCGCTGCCGAACGGCGGGGTTGAAGTTCCCCGCGACATCCAGCGCGGCGGGATTCAGGTCCCCAAGAATCGCCTGTCCCGGACGCACGGCGTTCGCCGCGGTCATCCGCGCGCCAGCATCCGCCGGGATAACCCGCGACATAGCACCCTGCGCCGACGCCAGCGCGTCCGCCTCCGGGGCGAGAATACGCCGCGCGCCCCGCCCGAGACCCCCGAGGACGTCCCCCGCGGGCTTTGAGAGCGCGCCCAACACACCACCGGCCGCTCCCCCGACCACGCCGCCGAGCGCGATTTCCCGAGGTACGTCGGACAGTTCCCCCGCGTTGCCCGCGCCGCTGACCGCGCCCGCGCCCGCCCCATACAATGCGCCGGTTTTGGCGAGCGATCCGATCGTGGCGGGACCGCCAGCCCCCAGCGTCCCCAACGCCAGCGGAAGTCCCCCGATGATTTCGGAGAGCGCGGCGAGTCCGCCGTGCGCGCTCCGGAAAGCGTTGTCCGCCCCCCGTTCCGCGTCTCTGGTCGTACGATATCGTTCGCCCGGCGTGGAGCCGTCCCCCGACGCGGGCCGCAGTCGACCACTCCGTCCAGCCCCCGGGTTCCCTCCCCCGACGGCCGCGTCGACCAGCCCGGACAGTTCATCATTGAACCCGAACGACAGACCCTTGCTCGTCGAGCGGGCGATGCCCTCCCCCACACCGGGCTGGATATCCCGCTGGTGGAGTTTCCGCCGCAGCTCCGCCACATCGGGGACCGCGCCCTTGGAGCGTGTCCGCACGAACTCATCGGCCTGCTCCGGGCTGACGTCATCACCCCGGGCGTGCGACCGGGCATACGCCCGGATAAGGTCCTGCCACAGCTTCTCGTAATCCATCAGGGTCTCAACAATGGGTTTTCCTCGCCCGTGCCGGGTACATAGCCCGGCGATTCGTCAAACAGTTCTCCCGGATTCGGGAGACCCCGGCGCTTGGCCCGGTTGAGGTACTCCGTGCGTACCACTCCCCACCGTTTGTTGAACCACTTGGCGTTCCTTTCCAGCACATCCGCGATTTCCCGCACCAGTCCCTCCGGGATTTTCGGGGAAACGCCACCCGTCGCGGCGTCGACATATCCCTTCGCCCGATCCTGCAGGTTCGCCAACTCCCGGGCGAGCGTCACTTCCCCTTCCCGGGCCACCGACCCCGGATCGATCGCCTTGACGAAGGCCACGATCATCTGATTCCGGGCGACGCCACCTCCCCGGAGCGCGACATCCTTCAGCGCCAAGGCGCGGTTGATCGTCTCCGAGGTATCCCGGATGTCCTTGATGCGACGATTCCAGTCGTCCGTGATCTGGTTTTCCTGCGTGGCGAGGTACGTGCGTTCCGCCCGATCCCCAAGCGCCTGCTGGTAGTCCGTCGGACCTTTCGGCTTGTCCCCGAGCGGCTGACGCCAGACCTCCTTGCCCGTCGTCTTGTCCGTGGCGATGAGTTGCGTTCCGTCCGCGGACTCGTGCGTGACGATCTGCGCGGGGTTCGCCCCATCCCGTCCCTGCTGATTGACGGCGTTCGACAGATACCCCGCCAGTGCGTCCGCTTCCTTGGTGAATCCCCCGGTCAACAGCTCACTCAGGAGCGAAGTCATCGACTGCAGGTCCGACCGACCGGCGTACTTCTGCTGGAGCGTCCCCAGCCGCGCGCCCCGCTCCCGCTGCTGTATAACGGAGTCGAGTCCGAGACCCTGCTGCGTCTGCCCGGAGAAGCTCTCCCGCCCCGCGCGCACTCCGCCCGCCAGTAGCTGCAGGAGTCCCTGCCGGAAGGGCTGGGGGCCACTGTGCTGCAGGATATTCAGGCCAGCGTCTAAGAGCGCGCGGTTCCCGTAGCCCCGCGCCCGGGCCGGGTCCAGCAGTCCGCCTTCCAGCGGATCGCCCGAACTGAAGAGCCGCGCGGCGAAGCCGGGGGAGATCGGTCGGTCCTCCCCTGGATGCGTGATTTCCCACGGCACCTTCGGCCGCGGAAGGATACCGTCCCCGGGATTCCCGAAGCCGAAGGGAGTGGTCATCCGCCCTTCTTGCCCCCGGGGAACACGCTGCCGTAGAGACCCGCCGCCGCGGTCGCACCGCCCAGTATGTCGCCAAAGGGGTTCCTCGGTAGCTGCTGCGTCTGCGTCCGCGTCTGACCCCCGACCTGCGCGGCGTTGCCGTAGAGCCCCATGAGCTGTAGGGCGCGCGTCCACTGATCCTGTTGCGTCCCGATATCATACTGGTTGAGTGTCTGGCCCTGCTGACGGTTCACGTCGGCGATCCCCTGCGCCTTGAAGAGCGCCGAGCGATCCCCGCCGAACGCGCCGGATTTCGTGGCGTAGTCATCCGCCTGCTGCCCGGACGACTGCCGGAGCCGATCGAAGTCGCTCACGATGTTCGCCCGCCCGGCCGCGTAGTCCGGCGTGCCAAGGTTCGGGCCGAGTTTATCCCCCAGACCCCCTAGCGTGGTACGCCAAAGGTCGATCCATTTCTGGGTGTTTGCGTCCGGAGCGATGGTCTCTGTGGAGCGGCTGGAACCACCACCGCCGAAAAGCCCACCGAGCGCGCCACCAATGCCGGCGGCGGCGAGGATAGGAAAGGGCATAGTATAACTCCTTCGAGTACATCGTGAGAGCTGGAGTCCAGCCCGGTTGGCGCGGTCAGGAGTTCGGTGATGATGTAGGAGGAGGGGGGCCGGCCAGAACTGGAGGGCGCCACTCCGGATACTCTCCCGGACATCCTACGGCCTGTGGGTGCCCCCCGTGTAGACCAGTGCGGCTGTAATATACCCTTCCAGCCGCTCGAAGTCACCTTCCCAACCCGGGAAGATCATGAGGAATAGGGCGGGGAAGTCGGCTCAGAAGCACCCGCCTGTGGCTCCAGCACCGCCCGGAGGGCTTCTACCGCCTGCGCCGCGAGGATGTGGTCCTGCCGCGGCAGGAGGGCGCGAGCGGCGGACGCATCAAGAATAGCGAGGGCCTGAAGGGGTTCCATACGGGAAAAACTCCTAGTTAGGGTGCGAGAAAGGTCGTGGTGTTACTTGCCTATGACGATGAACTGCAGTATATAGGAGGTACCGCTGACAGGGGTTCCTACGAATCTGAACGTGGCCGCGGTCGCTGTGACCGCGGAAACAACCCAGACCCCCGTGGTCGGAGCGGCGGCATCCCCCCGACAAACGACAATGGCGGGGGCGTTCGTATACGTACCGTCCTTGAAGGTAAGAATGACGGTAGGAGACGCCGCGATCCCGGAGCCCGCCGGAAGAACCGTGACTCTGCCCCCGCAATCCCGCGCGACGACGGCGGAGACGGTACGCGTGGCCCCCCACCCGGCGGATAGCACGTAATCTCCCGCGACATGGACGGTTCCAAGAACACCCGAGAACCGCCAGCTATCCAACTGCTTCGCGGTCGCATTGACACGTGCGACAAGCGTAGCCGAATCGCTCTTGTAGAAGCTTACCGTTTCAGTCGTACCACAGAATATCTGTATATTAGCCTGGAGTGTCCCAGACCCAAACTGCAGGTTATCGCTGGATGTCATCGTAACCACATTGTTGGCAACCCCGGCAGCCGTCTTCATCTTGAACGCGGTGTTATTCGACATGACGAGTGAGGTCGTCAACGTGAGGATACCCGTCACGTCCAGCGCGCCCCCGGAGGTCACCGTCCCGGAGAATGTCGGACCTGCGAGCGCGGCCAGCTGAGAAGTGACGGCGTTAATCCTCGCGAATACCCCGGCCGTCGTCGTCCAGATGTCTCCATTAACGGGAGAGGTAGGAGCAGCTCCATGCGGTGCTCGAAGAGACGCAAGCGCCGTGGTGGCGGCTGGTGTTATAAGCTGTCCGGTGAGAGTGCCACCTGACAATGTTAGCCACCGAGCATCCCCGAGGCTGTTGAAGTCCGTTATCCCGTACCCCGCAAGCGTGGTCGGCGTGGAAGCCAACTGAGCGAAAGAGTAGTCACTCCCGGCCGCGACGACGGCCCCGGACCTCCCAAAGACGGAGGAGACAGCTCCTCCGCCGCCCGCCGCCCACGTCAGCGTGCCGGACCCGTCGTTGGCCAACACTCCCGCGGCATGCGCGGCCGGCCATGCGTAGAGCAGACCCTTGATGTGCGCGTCGCCAAGCAGGTGCAGATCGCGCCAGCGGCCGAAGGACGACGCCGCACCGATATCCTGCAGACCCGGCGTACCGAATCCGACGGGAAGCAACTGCCCCGACGAGGTTAACTGAACGATGTTCGTTCCGTTAAACAGACCCACCCAGGAGACGCCCGCGCCGCCAACAAAAACGGAGTTATCACTGTAGAAGGCGAGCAGGTCTATGTCGGCGGAGTTCGCGGCGTTCCTCCCCCGGATGAACGCATTGTTCGGGAGGCTCAGGATACCCGTCGACGCCGGATTCACGCCGAGAGCGATCGAGCCCCCGGAGGTCACCGTCCCGGTGAAGACCGGGCTGGCGATATTGGACTTCAGCGCGTCAGCGGCTACCCGGGCGTTCGTCTCGACAAGGACCGCCGCCGTATCGAAAGCCGTGGTGGCGAGCTGTGTCGTATTCGTTCCCGGAGCGGCCGTAGGGGCGGCGGGAATCCCGGTGAAGACCGGGCTGGCGATATTGGACTTCAGCGCGTCAGCGGCTACCCGGGCGTTCGTCTCGACAAGGACCGCCGCCGTATCGAAAGCCGTGGTGGCGAGCTGTGTCGTATTCGTTCCCGGAGCGGCCGTAGGGGCGGCGGGAATCCCGGTGAAGACCGGGCTGGCGATATTGGACTTCAGCGCCAACAGCGCGTCCATCGCCAGTTTGGTGTAGTAGTCCAGCACGACTTCCGCCGTGGTCGCCAGCGACACCAGCCGACGCAGGATGCGATCAAGCATCGCGCGGAACTGGCGCTCGTTCCCCGCGTCGTACTTGTCCTCCGGCGAGGGCAGCCGTTCGTAGGGAATCATCGCGCCCCCGCCGGCTTCACGTCGAGGCGAGCCGTCCCGAAGCGCCAGTCCACTTCCTTCGCTTGGTCAATCCGTACCCGTACCGACCGCCCGGAGAATCGCACATCCGTCAGCGCCGCGATCGTGAACGGTCCCTGCAGAGTCTCCGCCCCGTTAGGGTAGAAACGAGTGTAGAGCGAGAGCCGCGCGTCTCCGCCGGTCTTCTCATCCGGAATAATCTGACTCACGTACATGATCTGGTCCCCGGACCCGAGCTGGAGTGGACCACTCTCAATGAACACTGGCAGCGCGGTTGAGCCGTCCGCCGCGAAATGGGTCAGACCCTTCTCGTGCTCGAACAGCTTTCCCTGCCCCGACGTCGTATGCGGCGCGCCCATCACCGGGAACGCCAATGCGCCGGAGTCCACGCCGCAGGTCCGGATCAGGTTCCCCGTCATCCAGTGATTCTCCTGCTGGTTCCACTCGACGTACCGGTCGTTCTCCGTGGAAGACCGCGACGGATAATGCCACCGCACCACCCCGAAGCGGGAGTACGTCATACAGGTGATCTTCTGCGTCTGGTCGTAGTTCAGATCGGAGAAGATGTAATCGCTCACCTCGCAGGGAACCGGCTGCACATACCCATCATACCGATAGAAGTTCCGGAACCCCATCCATACCGCGGTCGTCCCGAGCACCGCCGCCGCTCCCGGGGCGATCAGTCCGCACTTGGACCCGACCTTCTCGAAGGCGTACACCAAGGGCTGGCCGATGTACCGCGCGGCGTGCAGGTCATCGTCGGTCCAGAGCAGCGTTTCCCCCTTGGCCCGGCGTCCGGCCACGAGGTTGCCCACTCCCTCGACCGACGCACCGCCCGCTGAATTCGTCAGGAGGTCCGGCGTCCATGTGTCCAGCGTCTCCTGCGACGCCCACTCCACCCGCCGGGCGATCCCACCCGCGCCGAGGGCGAAGACAAACCGCTCCGGCGTCACCACGATACCAATACAGCCCACCGGGGAGTTCGTCATCGGTAGCGCGATCGTATTCACGTCCTTCGTCCAGTAGTACAGCCTCCCGTCGTTCGGCGCGCAACACCCGACGAGGTACTGCCCAAAGGTGTCCAGATGCCACACCGCGGCGCGCACCAGACTCTGCTGCGCGGGGTCAAAGGAGCTGTAGGGACCCCCCCCGTAGAGCAGGTCCCCGTACTTGCCCGTTCCCACTCCCCCCGTCGTCAGGACCGCGCTGTCCTCCCCGCCCGCGATGAACCCCGCCGGCGTGAGGTCGTAGAGCCTCCCGATGGTCTGCGCGTAGAGCTTGGAATTCGTCCCAACCCCGAGCACCTGATTTCCCGCGAAATCCCGCCACCCGAGCACCGCGCGCGGGATACCCGTGAGCGTGATCGCCGTGGACGCCGCCGCGCGCGAGGTACTCAACGTCGAGATCGTCCGGGGATTCGGCGCGTTCACCAACCGCATCTTGACGCCCATGTGGGTATGCGTCGCGTCCACGAAACTCGCCTGCAACCCCAAAACGTTGCCCACCCACGAGGCGAGCGCCAGCCGATTCCCACCCCCGACGTCCTCCCGCCAGCAATCCATCTGCGTCAACGAGGTCAACGTCACCCCGAACCGGTACGCCGTGCCCGTGGCGAGACCGGTATCGTTCGTGAGTCCGTCCGCGGTGGAGAAGGTCTTGGACCGAACCGCGTCCACGGTACCACTCCCGACGACCTTGCAATACAGGAACGAAATCTTCCACGCCACCCCGCTCACGAAGGCGAGCTGGGGCTGCATCTCATAGGAGTCGGTCCCCGCCGCGTTCGCGAGGTAGATCATCCCGATGATGCTATTGCCGGACGCCGGGAGTGGCCCGGTCTCGAAGTACGCTTCCTGCCCAACGACCCACGTTCCGAGATCACTCTGATTCGTATACCTAACCTCATTCCCGGTGTTGTCGATATCCGGGGAAACATTCCCCGCCCCGTCCAGAATGAGTTTCGTCGCCTGGCCCGCGGCCGGCACCCACGTCGAACTCGCGGGGCTGTCAGCGACGTGATTCTCCAAGAACGTCCCGAGCGTCCCGGTGAACGTATCCATGAAGATCGACTGCAAGGTCGTCGCCCCCTCGGCGATCAGCTCCGTCCATCCCCCGACGGGACGTATCGCGCCCTCGAAGCTCCGCACAAGCGAGGCGTTGAACCACCGCCCCTCACTCTGATAGGCGGTCCCGTTCCGGAACAATCCCGGCGGCAACTTCAGGGGCGTCAGCATCCGGTTTCAATCCACCGCGCGCCCACCTCCCTGCGGATCACCAGCCCGGGGAGTTGAACCAGTTGACCTTGGACGCGCGCATGACACCACCGCCGGAACGCCGCGGCCGCCTCTGGCCACCGCTGTTCCCGCAGTCGACGGACGACGGTCGCGTCGTCGAGCGGATCGTACGGATTCTCCCCATCGAGCGCGCCCCGTCCGATATTGAACACGAGGTCCGTCAGTGCGGCCAACCGATCCGGGCACGCGCCGAGGTCCGGGGCCAGCGCCAGCGCCCCCTCCTCCGCCACCGCGAGATCGTCCTGTAGCCACAGCTCCGCCTGCGCCACCGTAATCGGGGGCTGCGTCATGTCGGGCACCCGGTGCCCATACCCGATGGTGGGATAGCCAGCGGGGCAGCGGTAGACACGCAACCGCAGCCCCTCGTACTTCTTGACCAGCGCCACACCCGCCGGGGTCATGGCGTCTCCGGCGCGTCCTTTCGCCCCGCGATATACCGGGTCACGATCTTGTCGAGCTGCCCGCGCTGCAAGAGAATCGCGCCCACCAGCGCCATCAACCCCGCGTGCCACGGGGCGAGGTCCTTGTGCCAGAGCCCGATACCCGCCGCGCCGAACAGGAGGAAGGCATAGACCACTTCCCCGGGTGACTGACGTTTGGTGAGCACACGCAACTCCGTCCGGAGTTCCGCGATCATCACCTTGATATCCGAGACATCGGACTTGAGTCCTTCCATGTCCCCGTGCATCGCGGTCATCTGCTCTTTCATGTTCAGGACATCCGCCTCCAGCCGGCCGGAAATGCGCTCTTCACTCGTCGGTGGTGTCATCTCAGCTCCCCAGAACGTAAATCGGGATTATCACCCTGCCATTGGTAGCGTAAACGGTACGCGTCCCGGAGAAGGGATACACGGTGATCTCCGGGGGGATCGTTCCCGTGGTATAGACGTAGGTCACATCACCGGCGTCCACCGTGACCTGACACCCGACTACACTGGTGCCAGACCCCGCAAACCCCAGCGTGTAGGTGAAGTTCCCGATGATGACGACCGGGTGCAGCCATCCCACCGGACGATTAGTGAAATTCAGCGAGAGCGCCGCCCCGGCGTAGGTCCCCACATTGAACACCCGTCCAATATCCAGGTCCAGCACCACGGCGGACCCCGCGGGTGTCACCGTGACCGGCGTTCCCACACTATGTCCCGTGATCGCGTCCAGAGTCAGCCTCCCCGTCATCGTCCCGCCCGTCTTCGGCAGACCGAGATTCGCGACGACGCTGACCGCGTTGAGCGCGGTGTCGATGCTCTGCAGATCGGTGTTCAGCTTCGTGCCCCATGATCCACTGGACGCCCCGACTTCGGGCTGCACGAACGCATAGTTGGTGGTCGTTGAATCCGCCATCTCAGGTCCCCCCCAGCGCGCTCTTCGGTCGGATGACCGGTGTATTCGCGCCGAACTCCGCGCGATCCCGCGCCAGTCGCACCTGCGCGATGGCCGGCTGATAGAACATCTCTTTCCACATCTGGATGCGCTCGTCATCCCTCAGGTAGGGCGCGCTATGCAGCGCCGCGCCATACAGGTAGACATCCGGATGACTCACCAGCACCCAATTCGACAGGTTCGTCGTCGTCAACGCCGGGATATCCGCGTCGTAGATCAGCGTCCCGGTGTACGCGGTATCCGAATCCGTCGGGGGAAACCGCAGCTCCGCCCCGATGACACAGGCGTATCGCGGCGGTCCCACCACGATCTGTCCCCGCTTGATCTGCACGCGCTCGTAGGTCGTCAGCTCGACCGGCCACCGATAGAGCGCCGTCTCCAGTGTCAGACTGACCGGCCGCCCCATATCCAGCGGAAGCGCGATGACCCCGGTGGTCCCGAAGGTGATCGCGATCTCGGTCCGCATGTTCCGGCCCTGCAGCTCCCGACGCAATTCCGCTTCGACCAGCGCGATCCACGTCGGCACCTTCGCCACGAGATCACCCCGGTTCAGCAGGTCCCCGACCTCCGTGATGAGGTTAGTGTATGAATCCAGCGCCATCCGGACTCTCCTTGATCCGATCCAGCATGCCCGCCCCCGCCGTGACGATCCGCGTCTCCCGCTGTTCCAGTTCCCGCACCGCTTCCGCATGCGCGCAGGTAAAGACCATCCGCCCGGCGTGCCCGATGTCCTTGGACAGGTCGTGGTCCACGAGAATCAGGAACCCCGCCTCCCGCGCCCGCAGACAAAAGTACACGTCTTCCCCGGTCCACGTCCCCTCGCCGGCGTTGAAATGGCACAGGAACCCCGGATGCGCCACTTTCGCGAATACCGATGTCTTCATGAGGACGCACCCGAACCCGATCGCCTCCACCGACTGCAGCCCGCCGGACTCCGCGGTCGTGTAGCAGCGCACGCCCTGCTGGTCGTCCGTCTTGCTCGGCACCGTCGTGAAGGCCGTGGGCACCACCGGCGACTTCCGCATCGGGTAGTTCGCCCCCACGATATCCGCGTTCGCCGCGAGCAGCTTGTGCAGCGTATAGGGCGGAAAGATCATGTCGTCGTCGAGCCAGAGTATGTGTGTCGCGCCCCACGCGATCGCTTCCTCCGCGAGCTGCGTGCGCGCCTTGTCCACATACGTCCCCGGCAGAATCATCAGCGTCATATCGAGGATGCCATCCGCGATCAATGTGCATCCCGCCATCCCGGTCATCTCCGCGAGCGACTGCGCGGTCTTGTAGTCCATCGACCCGCGCGTCGGCATGCAGACAGCCACCCGAATCGGGGGCGGTCCTTTGGGAGTGACGTGCTCGTCGGTCATACGCGCCCCGGTCGGGTCCGGAATATCCTGTTGTCCGGATCGTTGAGAAATTTCCGCCGCTCGGCGGGGTCCAGCATCTTCCCGGTCTTCACCAGCCGCTCCTGCACGATCTGCATGGGGACCGAGGCCACATGATGCCAGTCTCCCTTCCATGCGCCGGTGCCCCGGAAGCTCTTGCGGTCCTCCTGATTCACCTCCAGAATCGGCTCGATATCCACGCTCTGGACGATGGTGAATGCGTGTGTCAGCTCATCGAATATGAACGTCTCCCGGGTTCCCGTCAACGGGTCGTAGCTAAACGGCCGTTCGATCACGGAAACCCCCATGAAAGTGACACCGTCGCGGTCAGGGGATGGAACGTGCGGTCGAGCAGATCATAGGCCGGCCCCACCCCCACCCGGACCTCGGGTTTCAGCTTGCTCCAGAAGGACGGCGTCACCGGCGCTTTGGCGAGCACCGTCCCCGCCTCCCCGATGACGACTTTCGCCTCTTCCAGCGCCCACCGGAGGTTCGCCACCTCACGCTGCCGCAGACGGAGCGTACTCCGTAAATCCATGGTATCCGCCGCCAACAGTCCGATTAGGGAATCCCGCACCCGCGCCACGGTGTCACACACCGCGGGCACCGGCACCGCGTCCCGCCATCGCACGACCCGCTGAAGGACCGTATCCCGGCGGACAATCGTCACCTGAAAGGCGTCGATCTCCAGCCGGAGCGCACGGTTATCCTCCTCCAACCGCTTCGCGTGTAGCGCGACATCCTTCACCTGCTGACTCCACGCCGCCCGCCGCTCTTTCCAGCGTACCACTCGCTGGGGGGCGACGAGCGAGAGCGTCAAGAGCGCCAACGCCACGCCCCCCACCCACACATACCACTTAACCCGGTTCATTTCACCCTTTCCAAGGACCCCGCAGAGCGGGGATGCCGACATCCATTACCCATCGGCACCCCCGACCCCTTACGTGGTCGTCAGGTCGTAGGCCGCACCCAGCGCGGCTTCCTGCTTGACCTTCAGGCCCCACTCGACCAGCAACAGACGCTTCTCCGCGTCGCCCGTCTTCGCCAGCTTCTCCGTCATGAAGGACCGGAGGAACATGAAGTCGACGAACTCGAAGTCGAGGAAGAACGCATCCCGCTCCCGCTGGAAGCGGTTGGCGATGACGGCGATCGTGCCGAAGTCACTGACGTAGAAGTCCGCGGCCCCGATGATCGTCGCGGTCTTGGCCGCGGTCTGCTGAATCGTCTTCGTCGCGATGCCGGCGAAGCCGGACACGCGCTGCTTGTTCACCGGACCCACCATCAGGGTCGAGAAGTTCGCCCCCGCGGCGTAGCCCTGCACCATCACGCTCTTCAGGATGGTCTCGTCGAACGCCCGCAGCACCGATCCATCCGTGCGCCCCGCCGCGGGGACACCGGACGTCCAGACGGGATTCACGCCGTCCGTGGTGTAGTAGCTGACGTTCGTCTTGATCCATGCCTGCAGCGCCGCGGTGGTCGACGCGGTCGAGGAGTTGCCGGACGAGCCGCCCTGATTGAAGAGCGCGATGGCCTCCATGTCCCGCTTCAGTTCCTTGCCGCGCTTGGCGATCTGGTAGCCCATTTCATCCGGGCGCGCGGCCTTGCGAACCGCGTCCAGCGTGCCGGCGGTGATGGCCGTCTTCGCGGAAATCTGCGAATAGTTGCCCGACCGGATGGTCACCGCCGCGCCGGCGAACGACGTATAGTCGTTGCCCTGAATCTGCGCGTTGGCGGTATCCACGGCCGCGAGTGAATCCGTCTGCCACTCATGCAGCACCGCTTCCATCTTGCTCCGACCGGCGTTCGCCATGAACGGCGTATCCGTGGGCGTGATGTTGTAGATCACATCCGTCAGGTTCTCCCGCAGACCCTTGCCGCCGAACGTCTGAAGGGTATTGGCGATGATAGCCATACTCGTTACTCCCTTTCCCTACCGTGGCCGCGTGGTCAGTCCACGAGACCCAATTTACGAATCGCGGCTCCCGCGTCCTCCGTGGAGCCCGTCTGCGCGGCCCTCTGCACCGCTTTCACCATGTCCGACGCCACCCGGGGGCGATGAGCATTGGCCGAACCGGGACGCAGGACGGGCCGATCGGCCACCTTCTGCGACGCGGGCGGCTTGCCCTTCGTCTCCTTCACCAGCTTGCGATACCGCATCGCGTCCCGCAGGATGACGAACAATTCCGGTACGGCCGCGTTCTTCAGATGATCCGCCGTGAGACCCAAGGGCTCCGCGTACCGCAGAATCTCCTGACGCTCCGCCCGCCCGATCGTATCGTCCTTCCATTCCGGCACCAGCTCCATCAGACGCTGATACCCCTGCCGCGACCGCTCGTCGTTCTCGCGCGCCTGTTCCTCCGCGACCTGCCGATCCGCCACCACCCGCGCCTCGGCCAGCTTCACCATCCGGCGCTCATGCACCTGCCAGTCCGTCAGGGCGTGGGAAAAATCCTCGGCACTCGATCGTTTGCGAAGTTCCGTCCAGTCCGGCTCGTGCGGGGTGATCGACTGAATCGCCTCTTCCAGCGCCTTCAGTTGCTCCGCGTACTTCGCCACCTGTGGACGATACTCCCCGTCGATCTTCTTGCGTTCCTCCGCCACGGCTTGCGTCTTCTTGGTGTAGTCGGCCTGCCGCAGATAGCCTTTGATGGCCTCGTCTTCGTCCACCTCGGCGCCGTCCGGGAGCGTGAGCTTGCGCTTGCTCGGCTGGTCGTCGTCGGTGTGATCGGATTCCTCGGGGTCATCCGCCTGCTGGTCGTCTCCCTCCCCCGTCGGCGTGGGACCGCGATCCCCGCCCTCGGTATCTTCATCCTCATCCCGCTCTTCCGCCGGGACCGTCACGCTGATCCCGCTATCCTGATCGAGCAACCCGGCGATCGACTGCGCCGCGCCACCAACGGAGGTGTCCAGTTCGGACGTGTCTCCCGCATCCTGTGCCATGCTGTCCCCTTCTTCGGGCGAGGTCTACGCCGGACGACGCGGTCGCGTCATCTCCGCGCGGACGTGTTCACCACTGCTCACAACCGCTTTCAGCTTTTCCATCAGTTTCGCCAGTCCCTTGAGCGTCGCATGCGCGGTTTCGCGCTGGTTGACGTTCAACGAGCCTTCCCATTCCCGGATAATCGCCTGCCGGGTTTCCTCCACCACCTCCACGAACAGCGGCTCGGCGAGCACCCGCCCGATCGCCTCCGCCCGCTTGATGACTTCTTCGACGTTCTCCGCCATCAGGACGACGCGGCGGTCACACGCGCCACTTCCACCTTCGCCGCGGCGTGTACCCGGGCCGTATGCACGGCGACATCGGCGTCGGTCTCCTGCTGCTGCAACGCCAGCGCGGACTTCTGCATCATTGCGGACTGCGCCCGCGCGTCACCCAACGCGGTCTTCCGGCCCTCAATGAAGTCCTGCATCTGCATCTCATCCAGCCGGGCGGTGTACTTCAGCTCCAGCTCCTTCTCCTTCAGGACGAAGTCCTGACGCAGCCGCTCCGTCTCCAACTGCTGCTCAAACAGAAACTTTTGCGTTTCCAGTTGCAGCTTATCCTTCGCGAGCTGCTGATCCCCCTGCTTCAGGGCGATCTCGGCCTGCATCATCATCGTCGCCGGGTCCGGCTTCGGCGGAGCCTGCGCGGCCTGCTGCGTCATCGCCGCCGCCTGCTGATCGGAAATCCGGGAGAAATACTGCTCCGCGTCGGGATGCCCGGCGGTCTCAATCAACTTGAGGACCGCGCGGGAATACTGCGCGAGATTCACCAGCGGATTACTTGGTCCCAGCGTCCCCAGCACCTGTTCCTGCTTCAACACGATCTCCTGCAGCGCGGCGATCCGGCGTTCCGCCAACCCGCCGCCGAGCATCAGGTTCACCCGCACGTCGCACTGATCCACCCAGAGCCGCGGGTCCGTGACGACGAACTTGCCCCGGATACGCTTCACGACCACGTGGTCCTGATGCTCCTTCGCCAGACCGCGCAGTCCCTTGAAGAGCGGCACCATGATCTGCTCCAGATACAGCCGGGCGATCAGCTCCGTTCGCGCCTGCGCGGCGGACAACGTCGCCGTCACCCCTTCCTTCGTGCTGGACTGCAGGGCGCCGGCGTTCAGCCCCTGCGACTCCATGTTGTACCCGGTCCGCTCCTCGCGGATGCGCCGGATGTGCTCGATCAGCGGGAACGATTCTTTCCCCACATACGCATGACTGAACTGGAAGAGCGAGGACGCCGGGTCCCCCGCGACGCGAATCGCCGCGCCGATCTCCGTGTTCAGGATATCGTGCGGGTTCACGACCCCCTCGCGGTACGCCACCCGGCCATGCAGCGCCAGCCCGAGCGAATCCAGATTTCCCCGCACCAATGCCGTATCCACCCGCTGCAGGTCCATCGTCAGGTCCGCGTAGGACTGCCCCTCGATGGTATGCGGCTCGGGGTCCGGGCACCAACAGGCCAGCGGTACCTCCCGCACGGCCTCGCCCAGCATCTTTCCTTCGTGGTCCGCCGGCGTGACGATCGTGTAGGCTTCACCCGCCAGATAGTACCGCCGCAGTTCGGGGATATGATCCCCGTCTTCGTCAATGCGGGCGTAGACCTCGTAGAACGGCACGAACCACGAGGACTTGTCCGGCGTCTCCGACATCGGCACCAGCGAGGAGGAGGGCGTCCGCTCGATATTCTCCAGATTGGTGCGCTGCGGGGTGTTCTGCTGCGCGTGCTCCACCAGATCATCGAACTCGAATCCCTGCTCGACCAGCGCGCCGACCGTCGGCGAACGCCGATGGACGATGAGCTGCGCCGCCCCGCCGTTAAACGCTCGCGCATCCCGGTTCCAGAGCACTTCCTCCGGCGGCACCGCCTCCCACCGCGGGACCTTCTTGGAGGACGCGCGCGTCACGGAACAGTCGAACACCGGCGTTCCATCCGGCGCGGTATACTCCCGCTCGACGGTGTAACTGACCTCCGCGTCCTGCTCCAGCAACGTCAACTGCTCCTGTACCAACCCCGTCTGCCGGATCGTCGAGGACTCCGTGACGGTCTCCGCCCACCACTTCACGAACCCCAGCCGCTTCGTCAGCCCGTCTTTCAGCGAGGCCAGCGTGTTCAGCATGGCGTTCGGACTCGACTCAAACAGATGCGTGACGTAGGCGCTTTCCTGCTCCGCCTGCTCCACCCCCGCCGGGTCATGCGTCTCGAAATCCACCGCGCGTTCCGAGCCGAAGAAGACCCGCATCAACGACGGGAGCACGGAGAGGATCGTGTCCCGCACCGTCGTCATGACGATCTGTGACCGGCCCTCCTCCTCGTTCCCGAACTTGGCGCCCTTGTAATACTGCGCCGCGATCGTCCGCTCCGGAGAAATCTCGTCATCGACGAAGGTCTCCGCGGATTGGGTCAACATCCGCAGAATACTCTGGAGCGTCTCCGGGGTCATGGGACCGTCCCCGACGTCCGATTCCGTCTTCTCGTCCTCCGTCGCGTCGTTCCGGTCGTCCGTCATGGCCTAGAGTTCCCCGTAGACGTACTCGTCATAGATGAACTTGTAGTCGTCGCGGGTCCGGATCGCATTGGTGCCGCCCCACGTCGCCGGCCAGTTGTTGTCGAAGAGCTTGTGCGCGTTCGTTAGGTCCCGGTACCGGACGTCGAACACCTCGATTCGCATCACCCCGTTGACCCACATCCGGTAAATACCGTCCGCCGCAGCCCCGGTGTTGATAATCATTTCCTCTTCGATTTCCTGAATCTGACCGCAAAAGAGCGTGCTGTTCCCCGGTTGATTCGCGCTGATGTTCCGGGAGGAAACCACGCCCTGCTGCCGTAACTGCAACAGAACACGATCCTTGATCCACGTATCCGAGTTCGCCTGTCCCGCGAGTCCGACCCCCGCCACACCCAAGAAGGTATGGTTATTCCCCACCGATGGTGATTCCCCCGCCCCGGTAAAGCTCAACTTGACAAACGACGGATGCCACTGAAAATCCGGTCCGTTGAACGCGAGCACCCGCGAGCGGTAATACTTCGTCAGTTCCGGCATACCTCCGCCGATAGAAGTCTTCCATCCCTCGATGCTACCGGTGCTTCCCCCGATCGAACTATCCAATCCGTTGCGATAGCGCACGAACAATGGACGATTCACACCATTCGGTCGCGTCCCGGTGATCAACGCCTCCGCCTGCGCCGCGGCGAGGGGGATACCTGTTCCGTTGATGTCCGGGATGCCGATATTCGAGCCCCCGCTGTTCTTACGGTACACCCCGACACTTCCGACGGGCATCGCGGTCACGGACGAGGAGGTCAGGTCCTGCTCCCCCACGTAGTTCATCACGTCAAACCCCGCGCCGTACACCGGCTTGTTCTTCCGGAACTGCGGGGGCGGCGGTGGAGGCGGCGGCGAGGGCGTCACCGTCACCACACCGGTCGTACTGACCCCATCACAGGTGAAGACGATATTCGTCGTTCCGGCGATGCCGGCGGTCACCAGTCCGGTGTACCCCGTCTGCACGGAATCCGCGATCGCGGCGTTCCCCGGTATATCAGTCACTGTCCGCCCGGCCACGATACCGTTCGACACGTTCATCGGTGCGAGCGTCACGTTCGCGGTCGACCCCGGAGCCAGTGACATCGTCGCGGGCGTCACGGTCATCTGGGTGACACCCAGCACCGTCACCGTCACCACGGCGGTCTTGGTGTCACAGGTAAAGGTGATCGTGGTCGTCCCGGCGATACCCGCGGTCACGACCGAGGTGTACCCCGTCTCCACACCATCCGCGATGGCGGCGTTCCCCGGCGTATCCGTGACGGTCCGCCCGGCGACGACCTGTCCAGTCGACGTCAACGGCGTCAGGGTGACTTGCGCGGTCTGCCCGACGTTCATCGTGATCGTCGTCGGCGACGCGATGAGACTGTTCACCACCGGGGCTGATACGGTCGCCTGCGCCGGTGTGGCGTCCGACACCGAGCCGATCGTGGCTGAAATGGAGACCGTCCCCGCGGCGACTCCCGTCACCAATCCCCCGGCGGATACCGACGCCACACCGGAACCCGTCGACGCCCATGTCGGCGTCTGCCCGAACATCAGGTTGCCGAACTGATCCCGCGCCACGACGTCCAACTGCTGTGTCTGCGCGATCTGCAGCGCCAACGTCGTGACGTCGATCCCGGTCACCCCATCCACGATCTGCAGGGTCGTCAGCACCGGATTCGCGGGGTTCTGCACGGCGTCGATGACACTCCGCAACGTCTTGTCCACAAGACGCGCGTCCGACAACGCATCGGCGTTCAACTGCGACACGCTCCCCAGCGCGTCCAACCACTGTGACGCGATCGTCGCCGCGTCGTAGCCGGTGGCCGCGCTCGCCAGACCCAACGCCGCGACCACCTGTGACCGGGTCTTGGACAGTACATCCGCGTTCAACTGCGACGTGTCCCGGACCGTGGTTATGTAGCCCGCGAAATAGCCCGCGATGTCCGCCGGGGTCGCCACCCCGGGATTCGCCGGGTTAAAGACCAACGGGCACCACCTCAAACTCCCCTTGGAAGCTGTATATACCCACCGACGCGACCGCACCCTGCGCGACCCGTATACCCGTTCCCGGGGCGATCCACAGTCCACCGGCGGGGCA